TTGGAGATTTAAAATGCTTTCTAAAGAATTTAGACAAGACAAATTTACTTTTACCCATACTGATTTTGATGACAAAGAGTACACCATGGTTCTACATGGTGAAAAAACTGTAAATCAACTTTTAGAACATTTCTTCATGTTCATGAAGGGATGTGGCTATCAATTTAAATTAAATGATCGCCTTGAACTTGTAAAGGATGAAGAAGAAGGTCTTTATCCAAAAGACACTGATCATTTTGTACCTTTAGAGAATGTAGTTGAAACTTCTTCTGAAGATGAACAAGAGGAAATGCAAGCCATTGTTCAAAGATGGAAAGATCAAGAGTTAGAGAAAACAAATTATGTTTCTACAACTGCTTTTGATGATCAGTTTAGATCTGATCCTATGGATGCTCTCATTGAAAATGAAAAGGCAGCAAAACTTGCTGGCTCCATTTTACCTTTTCTTCATTCATTAAAAGTTGATCCAGATAAGACAATGATTCGTTGGTCTAATCGTGAAGAAATTGTAAACAGTAAAATCAAAGAAATCGAAAAGATTTTAGGAGAATAAAATGCCAGCCAAAGTAGGAACTAAAGGATTTGGTAAAGGTAGAGCCAAATTAGGATCAAAGAAAAGAGCAGCTCGCCGCAACAAGCAGAAATCATGAAACCATTAGTAACCGTAATTACAGCCACAACTGGCAACCCTCTACTAAATAAATGTATTGAGTCTGTGAGAAATCAGACTTGGGGTAATGTTCAACATCTCGTAACAATAGATGGTCCAGAACGCAGCGCCAAAGCATATGAGATTATTGGTGGGTTGCCAGAATACAAAAAGGACGGTTACAGATTAGATGTTATTGATCTCCCTTATTCAATCGGAAAAGATAGGTGGAATGGTCATCGCATTTATGGCAGTGGTACTTTTGTTGCTGACGGCGATTTTCTTATTTTCCTTGATGATGATAATGATCTTGACCCAACTCATATACAAGATTGTTACGATGTTATACAGAAAGGTAACGACTGGGCATTTTCGTTCAGAAAAATCGTAGACAACCAACACAACTTTCTTTGCGAAGATAACTGTGAAAGTTTAGGTAAGTGGCCAAGTATTTTACATCCACAAGATTATTTTGTAGATGTTAATTGCTATTTCCTCCCACGACTATTAGCAGTTTCCATGGTTCCTGTTTGGTATTGTAGATTCAGAGAACCTGGACAGCCAGAGATTGATCGTAAGATGATGCACTTTCTAAGACAAGTTGCTCCAAAATACGATACTACATATAAGTATACAGTAAATTATACTGTTGGTAATTCAGGATTGTCAGTTCAGCGTGAATTCTTTGATAGAGGTAATGCTGAAATGTTGAAACGTAATAATGGAGTTCTCCCTTGGAAAAAATAAATGCATGTATTGTCTCTTTCTTCATGGGTAATGTAAACCCAAAGACTGCAGAACTACAAAGAAAAGTTGTTGAGAAGTTTAATGTGAGCAGATATCCTCACTATTCAATTCAAACAAACATAATACCTGGACCAATGATGGATTATGTTTGGTGTATGAATGGTCAGAACACTGGAACATTTAAAGATCCGATTGAAAAGAAACTTGACCATGACGTCATTTTCTTTTTAGATATTGATGCCATTCCAACTAACGTATTAGCGATCGATTTAATTATTGATGCTGCTGCTGAAGGAATTTTAGTTGGTAATGCTCAACGTTCAGGTCATATTGAAAACAATCAACACGTATTCGCTGCACCTTCTTGTGTGGCAATGAGTAAAGATGTATTTGAGAAGATTGGTAAGCCATCAGCTATTCCTAATGCTCGTGGTGACGTTTGTGAAGAGTGGACATTCAGGGCAGAAGAGGAAGGAGTTCCTGTTCAAACATTTATGCCTTTGAAATTTGATGCTCCACCTATTCGCATGGACTGGGAAACCAATCAAGAACCATTCTGGCGTTTAGCCGATGGGATGCCGCATTATGGTTTAGGTACTACTTTCACAAGTGGAATCTATCATAACTTCCAGATTTTCCATCCTGGACAGCAAGAACGTTTTTGGGCTAAGTGTGAATCATATCTATAATTGAGGTATATTTTATGGCAGCAAGATCAGATTTTGATAGTGCAACTCTTCCACGTTATTTAAAAAGAATGATGGGGTTGAAAGATTTTAAAGACAGTCATGAGCGTGGTGCATGGAAGCGAGCATTTATTGAAGCTCATGCCATTCATAAAGCTGCAAAGAATAAGAAGCGTATGAATGATACTCCTTCTAAAGAAGAATCAACTGAATCAACATAAATAATTAATTGCGGGTTAGCTCAGAGGCAGAGCGATGGACTCATAATCCATAGGTCGTAGGTTCGAGTCCTGCACCCGCTAGAATTTGGAGAGCATAATGCCAAAAATATACGAAAGTCCTGACAAAGGCAAGACAGTTTATGAGCGCGAATTTGGTGCTCATCCATCAACTCGTAAGTTGGTAAAAACAAAGAAATCTAAAAAGGGTAATGTTAAATCTCCTTAAAGATATAAGAACATTCCTTCTAATATCTGGTTTGTTTCTTTCAGCTACCGCTGCATATTATTCTATTGCAGGGTTAATAGCAATATTTCCAGGAGCTGTGCTGCCCATTATATTAATGGGTGGCTCTCTTGAATTTGCTAAACTTGTCACCGCAACCTATCTTTACAAAAGCGGTAAGCAAATTTCCATTTTTATGAGAACATATTTGACTATCGCTGTAGTCATTTTAATGTTCATTACATCAATGGGGATCTTTGGCTTTCTTTCTAAAACTCATCTAGAAAATAGTGTTAATAGAACAGCTGACGTGGACGCTGAGGTGTCAGCATTACAGGCTGATATAAAAGCTGATGAGAAGATTGTAGCTGATGATGATAAGCAATTAAATTTACTTGACAATACAGTAAAAGAAGATTATAATATTGTTCTTAGTCAGAGAAAAGCTCGTAATCAAATTACAACTGATAGAAAAGAAGCCACTGCTCGTTTAAGAGAAAATAACAAAAAGTTGGCTGCAGCTCAATTACAAATTGATAAGAGTGAAGTTGATGTTGGACCACTTAAATATATTGCGGAGTTGATATATGGACAGAATGCGAAAAATCATTTTAATGACGCAGTGCGATTTGTTATTATATTGCTTGTCGTTGTTTTTGATCCTCTTGCTGTTATGTTACTAATAGCCGCAACTGGAAATAAGATTGTTGTTAAAGAAGTTGAAGTTGATGAGAAGTTCTTTCTAAAGAAAGATGATGTTTTAAACTTAGAGGAAAATTAAATGATTAAAATTTTTAAATTGATAACTGGTGAAGAAATTGTTGCTGAAGTTGTTAGTGAAACAGAAGACAGCGTTTCATTAAAGAACTGCGTTGCTTTGGTTCTTCAACCATCACGTGATGGTAAACTTAGTTTTGGTTTTGTTCCATTCGGCGCAATGGTTGATGGTGATATCACTATTAAAAAGGACAAGCTATTGTTTACAGCTGCAGCTTCTGATGACTTGAAGAATAACTACAACTCAATGTTTGGTGGTATCGTAACTCCTCCAAAAACTTTGATCACAGGTTAATTCATGTTCTATACTAATGTCGCGATGATTGGCGATAACATCCTCTTCCGTGGCGTAAAAGAAGGTAAGAGGATTCGTCAAAAGATCAAGTACAAACCAAAGTTGTTTGTCAGAAGTAATAAGTCTGGCACAAAATGGAAGTCTCTTAAAGGTGAACCGCTTGAGGAGATGAAATTTGATTCTATTCGCGACGCACGTGAATTTGTAAAACAATATGATGGGGTTAGTAATTTCCCCATCTATGGTAATATTCGTAATGAATATGCTTTTATCTCAGACGTGTTCCCAGATGATATTGACTGGGATATGTCTAAGATGTCAGTTGCATATATAGACATTGAAGTTGGATCTGAAAATGGATTTCCTGAGCCTGAGCACGCGAATGAAGCAATTACAGCAATTACAATATTTCTTGGTGGAAAATATCATATATTTGGATGTGGACATTATGAGCAGCATCGGGACGACGTTATCTACAATCTCTGTGCTGATGAATATGAATTAGTTGATAAGTTTCTAGACCTTTGGACTCTACATTATCCAGATGCAATTACTGGATGGAACATCAACTTCTTTGATATCCCATATCTAATCAATCGAATCAAGCGTTTATTTGGTGACGAAAAGATCGCCAAGTTTTCTCCATGGGGTAAAGTCAATGCTCGTGAAGTTGAATTCAAGAGCAAGAAACAATCCGTCTATGAGATCATGGGAGTGGCGATGCTTGACTATTATGAGATGTATCGCAAGTTCTCATCTAATCCTAACCAAGAAAGCTATAAGCTGGATTACATCGCCGATATAGAACTGGGCGAAAAGAAATTAGATTATTCTCAGTATGGTAATCTACATCAATTATATAAAAACAATTATCAAAAGTTTATCGAGTATAACGTCC